TAATTAGTAAATTTAATGATTAATGGAGGCATAGCTCAGCTGGATAGAGCACCTGCCTTCTAAGCAGGCGGTCGAAGGTTCGAATCCTTCTGCCTTCACTTAAAAACAAAGCCTTGATTTTCAAGGCTTTGTTTGTTTTTAGGAGTTTGTAAACTGCACTTTTTTACCTAAAAAAAGAATAATTCAAACAATAAAATAGGAAAGAAATGTACATAAATATACATTTGTTCTGCAAAACTTCTGTAAATGAATATTCAATTAAAAATAGACAAACGAAACCTTACCAGTCAGGGATATCCAATTAAAATTTATGTGTATTTGAAAAAAGGGAGCGAAAAATGGATTTCAACACCTCACTATACTTTTTTGGAACAATTTAATGTCGAAGCCTTCGAGCCAACTAAACAGCATCCTAATTTTTTGTTTCTATACGAGTGGATTGCTTTGAAAAAAATTGAAATATTAAACCTTAAAAATACAGCAACTTCCGAACACTGGAGTTTGGAAAAAATTGAAAAAGCACTGATTGGCGGAAATTCAGAAAGCTATTTGGATTTTTGGCATTCGCTGGCCCAGGAGTATGAAAAAAACGGAAAAGCCGTCCACAAAGCCTACAAACTTCATTTGTCGCTTTTGAAACAATGGCGAAGCGAGGTAAATTTTGATGATGTAGATTATAGTTTTTTAATCGCTTACCGGGATTATAAACTAAAAAACGGTTGCGAAACAAATGGTATAAATGTTTATTTGCGAACAATGAGAGCCGTTTATAACGAGGCTATTAGGCGAGATGTTTTTATTCCGAAAACTGCCAAAAATCCTTTTTCTGGAGTGATTAAAAAAACAGAGAAAACTAAAGACAAGTATTTCACAATTGAAGAAATGAAGACTGTTTTGGCTAATTTGAATCCCAAAAATGGATTTAACGCTCCAACCATTTTAAGCTACAATAGCAGCGAAAAAAGCAAAGACAGACCCTATCATTACCATAATTATTTTTTACTGTGCTTTTATCTTGGAGGTTTGGATTTTATTGATATCGCCAATTTGCGGTATTCTGCGCACGTAAAAAAAGACCGTGTTATTTTTAAACGCTTCAAAGGCGGAACCACATACGAATGGATCAACAATAAAATATTCCCCCAGGCTCAGGCAATTTTGGATTTATACAAAGACGATTCCGATTATTTGATTAATTGCCACACGGTGGAATACGAAAATTTACGAAAAAATTACAACGACCGATTTGGAAAATGGCTGAAATCGATTGGGGTTGACAGCTATTTTACCACCAAAACACCCCGTTACACATTTATTGATATCGGAAAAAAACTAGAGCTGAACCGAGATGTAATTATGGAATTAACTGGCCATACCCGTGGCGATGTTCATAGCATTTATGAAGGTGATTTTCTCGACAGCACTCAAGATGAAGTGCATAGGAAAATTATAGAAAGTGTAAATTTTTAAAGATTTACACTTACCACTTTCAACAACACTTCGAAATTATTCTGATCCGTTTCCGAGTATTCTAAAATAGAAACTAAATAGTCTTGGTTATCAACATAAATTCTTTCCAATTTTTGAATTTTTGACAATTCCATTTCAGTGAAATATCCTGTCAATTCAACAGGCGATGCGTTTAGCCTGAATTTTAGCCAGTTTTTATGAAAGAAATTATAAATGCCGCCTTTACCATCCATTGACAAGGTTTTGTTGGCATATTTTGCGACTATGTATGGCGGAAAATAATTGTCGTAAATCATTAAGCCCACGCCATCTTTGCTGTCCAAATCGTCGGATAATTCAGCGGTGTACGCATTATTGGGAACAATTTTAAATTTACTTTCCAGTGATTCAGAAAAATCAGATTTTTGAGCTACAAAAGTATCGGCTCCATCTGAAGTAATCCAAAGAGCCGTATCGACATCATTTTGAAATTTCAAGTGAAATGCCGTGTAAGGTGGCTGGTCATACGTTTTTATGGCCAGTGATTGTTTCAAGATTTCCTTTTCTGAATTTTCAATTATTTCTTCGTTGAAATTAAGACTGATTTTTTTTCTAAAATCATCAATATCAAATTTTAAATTAAACAACTTCTTCAATTCATTCAAGTAAGTGCCAAAAGTCCAGTCAGGCACATATCTACCAAGATCAATGGTAGGATGCATTTGTTGGAGTTTTTTTTCTGATGGAATTTTTAGATTTACTTCATAAGATATAGGCATCACTGTCGTTTTGGCAAAATAAGAAACGTGTGAAGTTCCGGCCAACAATTCAAAATTCTGGGTGCCGGAAATTGTATAAGTAGCATCTGTTATTTCAGTAATATTAAAAATTAGATCAGAAGGCGTGAATCCTGGTTTTGGAGGACGTTGAAAAAATAATTTAAACAACGATGGATTGTTACTTAATGACAATGGGCCTGCAAAAGTAAATGAATAGTCCAGTATGTAGTTTCCAGCCACTGCAACATTATAAGATATGTCTTTGTAGTGCATCTGTGAATAAGAATCATACGCAAACCCTCCAGAAAAAACAAAAGTATGTACCAGTTTAACCAAAGAAGTTTCAGAGATATTATTTTTACTGGATTGAATTAATATTTTTTTTACAAAATCATTTGAACAAAACGTACCTTCAGCGGTAAATCCTTTGGATTGCAAGGCATAAAATAATGGAGACAATAGATAAAGTTGTGGACTAGGAACATTTTTGTTAACCACTCCGGTTATTTCCGAACTACTTTCCGTAAAGGTGTTTTTTATAAAAGCAGTTAAATCCATCGAATATTTATTTATTTCGGCTTCGTATAGAAACCAAGAATCCTCAGCGGTCAATTCTTTGCCAAATTTATCTTGCCATTTCATCGTTGGAAATTGCCACTTTACATCAGGAAATCCTTGGGACATAAAAGGAATTGGATAGGTTTCCCAATATTCGGAACCAGTAATTATGTCCGTTGCAGTTTCTGCATATGGAACTGGCGATATTTCTTCCGGTATTACCGAAACTACAGGCATAAAACTCGCAATTGGCTTGTCCATTATTGAGAGTAATTCCGTGGCATACTTCAAAGTGACTTTTCTAAAACCATTCAAATAGGATAAAATTTGTAATTCGCCATAATATCTTTGATTAAGTTCTTCGACAATTACAGGCACTATTTTTGGTTTATTGCACGTTGTAATATCCCTGCCACCGAGTGCTTTTATTGTTTTTGAATTTTCAACAATCAAAAAAGGAAAATTGGAAAATGAAACTTTAAAATCATTTATCAAAGAATTGTTTTCCTTGGTAATGGTTAAAGTTTCCTTTACAATATCCAGTTCAATATTGTTTGCAATTATCTTAATTAAACTCATTAGATTCGTTGAATAAATAATGTCACAATAGATGGTTGATAGTTTTTATTAATTCCGGATTCTCCCGCCAGTTCAGTTGATGCTAAATTTGTAGAAGAGCCTGAGTTATCGAGCGTCCATTGACTGCCAGATCCTCCAGCATCATTATTGTTTCTTTTTATCTTATGGTCGTGCTCCACCAGTACAGCATTTGCACTTCCAATTGGATTTCCCATAATAGAAAAGTCAGGACCACTAACATAAGCAGAAGGATCATATCCAACAGAAACTTTTTTTCGACGGTCGCGTGTGCCATTGTTTCCGTTGCTCATGGCATAACCTACCATTAAATTTTTTCCCAAACCCATTGTTTCGCTAGGAGCCAACTCAAAATTATCATCGATAAATTGCTGTGTACAATCTAACTCTATGACTTGAAATGGAATAAATATAGCATCCAGTAAAGCTTCCTCCACATCGGCGTGTTCAGCCTTTAGAACTTTAGGATTTTTGTTTCTAATGTTAATATTTATTAAGTTTAGAATAGTCTGTTTAAGTATCATTATTTCTAATTTTTAAGTGTTGTAATCGTTGGAATCATAATCGTTGGAATCATAATCGTTGACGGTGTAATACGCATTATCAACCGAGTTGTTTTGTCTGACAGAAAATGTCAAATTTTCGGAATACAAATTATTTCTATCTTTATAAGTGTTAATTTTTTTTGTGGCATTTACCATATTTACAAATTCCGAATTCAAATAAATTTTTGTCTCCAATGCGGTGCAGATTTGATTTATGATGTCTTTTTCAGAAGCCAGAAGTGAACCAGTGTTTAAAGTGTATGTTTGTTTTTCGTTGATTTCATAGACTTTTTCAGAACCATCTAATTCTTCATACAATTTAACATCCAGATTATTGTCGATAGACAACTGGCCATCTAAATAGGCATAACACCAATATCCGAAACTATTCAAGAAAGCAATTTCTTTGATGTCGTATTTTGGAAAAGCCAATAGACGAATGTTTTTGGTAATTACCGTTGTTCCCACAGTAATGGAAAGTGTAAAATAAAGCGTTCCGAAAGCCAAAACGACAGTTGAAAAATCGAAATTATATTGATAAACTCGTTTATCCGTGAAATTGGATTTTGATTTTGAATCTATTACCGATCCAAAATTGTCTTTTAATTCCACTAGCAAAGCTTCATTATTCGCATTGACCATAAATGGAATGGAGATTTTGCCCGTTGCTGGTATTTGCAAAATATCAGGATTAATGCCTAGAAATTGCAGTTTTATTGTATCGTAAAAAACAACCGGTTTAGAGTTGTACATCAAATAAAATTCGGGAAAGTCTTTACTTTGAACTACAACGTCATCACCAATGGAATGTTCATTGATGGTGATTGACACTTTTTTTACAAGATGCGTTTGCTGAGTTAAACCGCTGGTAATAATTGGAGTGAAAATAGTTTCAAAATAGGCGTTGTATAGTTTTTTCAAATCTTTTGAAGCGGTGAATGAATTTTTTCGAGACCAGCTTTGTTCGTCAAATAATTGATTGTCTATGTAGATTTTGGCACGAAAATAAAAACCTAAACCATTACTTGAAGTAATCGTAATCAAGGTATTGTTTGCATCCAGTAAAATACAATTTGGAGTTGGGCATTTATCTATATGTATCATTTGCTTACTATTCCGTATTGATTAGAGTTATTTCGTTCGTCGTTTAAATCTTGAATTTCTTTTGCTTGCTGATACCCAATGACCGTTTTGGCATCGATGCCTTTGTCCAGATGGTCATTAAGTCGATTGATCGCGGTTAAAAGTGCATCGCCGTTTTGGGTAGGTGTTCCAACAAAAGGAGCGACGGTTCCAGTTGAAGTTTCGCCGCCATCAAAAAATTTATTGGTGGTAATTCCTTTTCTTTCATTTTCCAACCACGCAAAAGTAGCGGCGTATTTTGGCGACTGCGTCATAACCGCAGGAGCAACCCATTCGTTTGCATGCACCACGCCGGTAACTGGGCCAAATTCATCATTCCCAACAACGGAGTTATTACCGGTGTGACCTCCATAGAAGAATTTAGGAGTTTTTACAGAATTAATTTGCTTAGCAGCCGCAACAACATTTCCAACCGCAACCGTAGTACCAACTACCTTAGCGGCAACATCAAAAGGAGATGGTAGCGTTGAAGGCGTTTCCCAAATTTTGGCAACTGCCAATCCTTGCGATATGGCCACTTGTGCTAATGCAGCCGATTTACCAGCGGCGGTATTTTCCCCCAATAGTTTAGCAATGTTTCCAAACATTTCGCCATAAGCCGATAAACGAGCGTCACGTTCAGCGTGTGCCAGTTCTATGTTTCCTTTAGTATGGTTTTTTTCGGCAACTGCCAGAAGTTTTAATTTTTGAGTTTTAGAAATTAAACCTTCCTTTTCCCTTTTATCTAGGTCTAATTTTTCGGCATCATAGCGTTGATTTTCTGTTTCCCTTTTTTTAGCATAATCATCGTTTAACTCTCCTAATTTTATTTCATTATCAGCCTTTAATTGCTCGGCGGTAATTAATTTTTGTTGTTCGTCGTATTGTTTTTTTAGCGCCGTTGTACTTTCTAAAAACTGAAATTGAAGATTTTGTTTAGAAGTTTCGTAATCAAAATCAATAATTTTTTTTAGATTAGTTAATTCATCTGCAGAATGTTTTTCAAGAGCTAATTTAGCGAGGTCATTTTTCTTTTTTTCTTCAATAGCAGAAAGCTCCATTGCTCTTATATGATCTAATCGCTTTGTTTCTTCATCAATCAAGTCATTTGTCAATTGCTTGGTTGAGTCTATTTTACTTCTGTTTTTTGAAATAAAGTTGTCTAACTCGGCTTTTGCTAAATCGGTTTTTGATTTAGCCAAAGCAATGGCTTTGTCAGCGATTTCTTTATTTGCCTTGTCTTCGGCTGCTTGCTTTTTGTCGATGGCTTTTTGATTGGCATCAATTTCTTTTTGACGTGCTGCATCTCGAAGGGCTTTTTGTTTTGCCAATTCTTCGGTTGTGGCTTTGGTATTTGCCGTTTCCGGGTTGTCCGTTGGTTTTCCGTTTTCAGAAGATGTTTTTAAAACCACGGTTTTGGATTTGAAACTATCTAGTTTCTTTTGAATTTTATCCACGTCCAAGCCGATGGCATCGAGGAACGGCGCTACATTCTTGACAATTGCCAACAATCCATCGATAACGTGGTTTTTTATTTTTGCAAAAGTATCACCAACAATATTTCCTAGTTTTACAAATCCATTTTTCAAGACATTTAATGCACCGGTAAAATCGCCTTGAAATAATTTAATCACAAAATTGAATATTGTCGAAATGTAGGTGCCGAAGTACTTTAAAATACCACCTATGACATCAAAGGCAACTTGAACATTTGTTTTTAATCCGTGCCAGGCGTTTACAAAAACGACACCCACAAAGTCAATAAGTGGCTGTATGTCTTTTTTTACATCTAAAATCCATTCGAGAATTGAGCTCAATGCGTCGATAGATTCCGCTTTTATGTTTGTCCAGATATTGCCAAAGTTTTCGATTTCAAATAAATCGGATTGCACTTTGTTTAATTTTTCGTTAGCATCTACCAAAGCCAATGATGCTTTTGTAGATTCGGACATTTCTTGTTGAGTAGCTGCGCCAACGGCTTCCAATACTTTCATTGCTCCCCCGGCATCTTCTCCAGCACCTCGAAACACGTCAGCTGTAAGTTGTGCGTTTTGCTGTTGGGTTATTCCGGTTTCTTTAGCTTTTTGCGCAATTTCTTCAAGGGCCTTTTTGGTTGTCATTTGGCCAGTGGAAACTTTTGCCAAAATATCATCGGTAAAAGAAGCGCCGAAAGCATTAGTCAAAGCATCACGACTGGCTTTTGTTTGTTCTTTTAGCGACAAATCTGCCTCTTTTAACGCATCGGGCAGTTTATCGGAATAGATACCAATGTCGAAACCTTTGTTTAATATGTTCGTGAATTCCGTGGCGGAATAGCCTGCTTTTGCAAAAAACTCGTCATACTCGCCTAAACTATCTAAAAACTCGGAATTTTGTGCGCCACCGTCAGCCAAACCACGTGCTATAATATCATTGGCTTCCGACATTGAAATTCCAAAAGTTTTAGAAAGTGAGTTGGCTTTACCAGCAATTTCTTCAAATTCTTTGTCAAATGTGGTGGCCGTTGCTTGGATTTCCGAACGCACTTTCGACATTTCGGCACCATTCAAACCAAAAGCCATCAGTAAATTGTTTGACTTTTGAAGTCCATCATTGAAATCAAAAATAGCTTTGGCTCCAATGGCAATTCCTGAAACAACTGCAATTGCCGCACCCAATGGCGTTGCAATAAAATCCAATGACGATTTCACCATTCCGCCAATGCCTTCTTTGATTTCATTGAAGCCTTCTTTGGCCGTGGCTAAATCGCCAGAACGCAAACCAACAAATAATTTGGAGAATGCTTCGGTTGCTTGGTTAGCACCTACATTAGTGCCATTTATTTCTTCACTAAATTCAGATTGTGTATCTCTTAATCCGCTTAAAGTCGCTTGAAGCCTTTGTAAATCGGCATCATAAGTAGCCGAATTTCTATTTAAGGCACCAATTTCGTTGTTAGTTTGCCGAATAGCGCGATTGATTCCAGTAAAGGAATTGACAACAGCAACATCATTGATGTAGATCGATATTTCTCTAGGAATTTCTTTTCTAGCTGCCATTATTAGAGAATTTGATTAATGCGGCAACTTGACTTAAACGTATTTCCGAAATACCATCTGCCAACGTGTTCAAAATGTTTGAAGTATCTAATGCTTTTGCCAAAACATCAGTTTCTTTTAAACGCATATTGATGCCGTTGGACTTGGTTCCTTCAAAACCATAATTTTGCTTGAAAATATAATGCGGGGCTTGGATTGTAATTCTTTGGAGGCGTTGATCACGGTAAACTGCGCGGGAATTTGCCTGATTTAAAGCAGCAAAAGTCTTAAAACCAACCGTTGAATTGATGGCATTTTTCAACGCGCTTTTCAAGGCAGCAGTGCCTTTGGTAGCTAATTGTCTTTCGAGATTGTATAAGTCTATTGCCGATGCCATTGCTTAATTTTTAAGCTAAATTAAGCTTGGACAAAATCTAAAAATAGGACATAAAAAAACCCCGCAAATTGCGGGGTTCAGTTGTTGGCAGAAAAGTCGTCAAACAATAACTACACAACGCTTATTAATTCTTTCCCAATGGAGTGAATTCCTTCGATTATTCTTTTTCGTTGTTTTTCTCTAGGATTTCTGTGCCCAGTGATATAATGGCTTAGTTGTTGCTCATTTATTCCAGTAACTCGAGATAATGCCGATCGAGTTAACACCCCATCTAATTTTCGCAAAAGGGCAGATGTTTGCAGTTCATAATTTAGTTTATAATTATCAATGCTGTCCCCATCTTCCAAATGAAAAGCAAAAGCAGATTCAAATTCTTTTTTTATACCGGCATAATTTTTACTTGTAGCCATAACCACGCCATCAAGGTCGTTAGTTCCAGCACTATAATTATCCCCACTCCAGCTAATTAATATATTGATTTGTTTTTTCATGATGTTTTTGTTTTTAGCAGGGTGGCTATTTCCACCCTGCTTGTTTAAAAATACTGTTTAAAAGCTCTTGACTTAATGTGTCACTTGGTTTTGCATTTACCGTTACTTTTCCTGATTTTGTTAAATGTTTGAATTGTCGGTGGCTTCCATTTTGCTTTGCGAGGTACCAACCATCATCGCCCAGCATTTTAAGAATTTCTCTTACTTTAAATTTTTTCACTGCATTTATTTGTTATTGTTTGACACTTCAAAGATATAAATATTTATATCATTTACAAACAAAAAAGTTATTTTTTTTCAAACGCACTTATTATTGAGTGATTTTGTTAATTTTACATCATAAAATTATTACAAGGTATCTAGCGGGAAAGTTTACCGGTAAAAGAAATTGAATTTAAATTTATTTTAATACCAATGAAAAACGCCTCCGCTAAAAAACAACCTACATTCATTTCGATTAAAATTCCAGTAAAACCGCATATCAAAAAATACATCGCTGTTAGATATGGTGAGGAACATACTTTGACAAAAAAATCATTGCTGGGGATTTTAATATTTAATATTCTGGATAAAAAAACCGAAAAACCCGATCAAGGTTTTGCTGACTACACTGAAAAATACGTGATACAGATTTCACAACAATATTTTTACGAATTTGGTTTTCAAATTACATTGAGAAAAAGGCGATTTCTGGCAATATGCCTAGAAAAATTATTTATGGAAGATTTTTATTCCCACATTGATATTGCCGTTGATAAAATGAACTCATCGGCCGCCGAAGCAATGCGTATTTTTTTGAATAAATACGGAATTTCGGAAAATGAAGTGAAATTTGATAGTCTTTACCGTGCTTATTTACGCCACAGCAACGGCAAATAAATTTTAAAAATAATTGATTTAAAAAAATCGACTTTTGGCAAAAAACAGCCGTAAGCCAAAGCCACAAAGGCGTGCGAATAGGACAGTTTAAAAAAAATAATTTATTATGGAAGCAGATTTTGAACAATTAGGAGGATTTGAAAAAGTGGAATTTTTTCTTTTGGAAGAGACAGCCAACTGGCCCATTGTTGTAAATGACGAAACGGCCACGCAAATAACTCATAATCCGTCACGAATTGACAATTACGGAATAATTGCCGACGACAGTATTGATGTGAATATTACGCCGAAACAATCAGCGGAAGGCACTATTTATCCAACTGAAATTGTTTTTAGTTTTTCCAATAGAATAATTGAGTTGGAAAAATATTTGGATTATTACCAAAATAAGCCCGTGGTAGCTGTTGGGTATTTGAACACCGGTTTAAAAAAAATGTATGGCACAAATGAAGAACCACTTATTCTAACTTATAAAATTGATGAAGGTAAAAAGATAGATGATTTAGGTCTTATCACCGTAAATATCAAGGGCGAAACCCGAAAAAGACCAGTGTACTACAAGGGATAAAATCGTGTCCTATTTTAAGATTGACTAAAAACTAAAATTTGTACTTGAAATAATAAGTACAAATTTTTTTGCATTGGAAAACAATCTACAGAGCATTTTTGCAAGTCCATTCTACATCAACAAGGAATATGCGCAGTCATTAATCCCTTCGCTATATTCTGCTTTAGTACTTGGTAAAACTTCTGTCAAAACCGAAAAGGAAAAAGAATTGGCAGCGGTTAACAAATCGCAATCTTCATCAAATGATACTTCTGGAGTAACTGCCACTACGGTAGTTATTCTCTCCATTAAAACGCCTATTCAAAAATTTTCAACTTATGAATATTTAGGTACAAAATCCTTTGTCTCCATTTTAGACTATTATAAAAATGACCCTAGTGTTGCTGGAGTTGTTTTGGATATAGACAGCGGAGGCGGTCAAGTATATGGAACCGGCGAATTTTATGATTATTTAAGAGCATACCCAAAACCCATTGTTACTTATACCGATGGTTATATGTGTTCAGCGGCTTACTATCTTGGAAATGCCGCTACATGGATTGTAGCCAATAAGCGTGCCGATGCCATTGGCTCTATCGGAGCTTACACTACAATTGTTGATTTTTCTGGAATATGGGAAAAATACGGTGCAAAAGTACATGAATTTTATGCCACAGCTTCTACCGAAAAAAACGGCGATTATAGAGAAGTAATCGACAATTCCAACTACGAGCCATACATCAAAAATGTATTAGATCCAATTGTTGCCACATTTCACGCGGATATGTTGGCGACACGTCCGCAATTGAATGAAGCCGTTTTTGCTGGCGGAACTTGGAGCGGCGAAAAAGCTTTAGAAATGGGCTTAATTGATGAAACAGGGACTTTGCAAACTGCAATAGACAAGGTGTTTAGCCTTGCCAATTTAAACGATAATATCAATCAAAACACAAACAAAAATATGAGTAAACAACTGCTAAAAGTGCAGGCTGTTTTGGGTTTAACGGCTGCCTTGGCCACTACGGACAATGGCAGTTATTTGAACGAAGAACAACTGGACTTAATCGAAAATCGTATCGATGCTTTGGAAACATCCGAGGCTGATCTGCAAACGCAACTGGAAGAAGCGAAGAAAAACCCGGCGCTTCAAACCGAACTAGCGACAGCAACCGGCACCATTGCCAGTTTGGAAACGTCTGTTGATGCCATTCTTGTGGAGGCTGGACTTGAAGCCACAGGAACTGTAACCGAAAAAATTGCCGCTTTATCTGGAAAAGTTAAAGAGATGGCAAATAAAGACGGTGCGAACCACACAACCACCATAGTTGATCCAAAACAAGCAGCTGGACAAACGAAAACTTATGTCGATGCCAATGCGGGGCATAATCAACTTGCAAACGAAATGTTTAACCCTAAAAAATAAGAAATGAATATTCAAGACATTGCAAAAGAATTGCAAGAATATATCGCAGCCAATCCAAACATCGTGGCTCAAACGGGTGTTTATTCGCCTGAAATTACGCTGAACAAGTATTGCAAAACCATCACGGCAGTGAAGGGGAAATTTCCGCAATTCAACCAAATCACTTCGAGAGTAGTTCAAGGTTTTAAAGCAGAATGGCAAGCACTTGGAGAGGCTTCTTTCAAAAGTAAAAAACTGGAAAACTTCCACCAAAAAGTTAACTTTCCGGTTATACCATCTGAAGTGTTGAACACTTGGTTGGCATTTTTGTACACCGAAGGTTTGAAAGCGGACCAACATCCAATTTCAAAATACATCATTGCCGATTTGATGTTGAAAACCATCGATGATTTAGAAGATTTGTCTCAAACCGGAGAGTACGATGCTTTAACCGCCGCAGGTAGCTACGGAAGTTCTTTGAACGGAATTGCAGCTGTTATTGAAGCAGCTTTGGCAAGTGCCACGCATCCAGCGTTTAAAATTCCTTTGAATGCTATTACTCCAGAAAATATTTTGGACGAAGTAAAATCGTTTGAAAAAGGATTGCCAAAGAAAACCCGTAAAAAAATCAAATACTTATTCATGAGCGAAAACTTGAAGTTAGAGTTTATGGACCAGTACGAACAGCACTACGGAACGAAAGTGACCTATACTGATGGCGACACCATCAAAACGCCACTGACAAAATTGGAAATTGTTGGTTTGCCAAGCATTCCGGACAATTTGATTTTTGCCACGGTAGAGGAAAACATGATCCGCTTGATTGACGTGTTCGACAAACCGGCAATCACCGATATTCAGATTTTGGATTACATCGTTAAAATCTTTATGGAGTTCTGGCTTGGCTACGACTTCATGATTAACGAGTTGGTATATGTTGCCGTATTTGATGGTTCTGATCGAGGTCTAGGCGATGCCGTCAAGAATGCCTTGTATTATGATAGTGAAAATCTTGTCGTAACACCTTAAAAAATGAGTATACCAAAAAAAAACACTCCAACGGCACAAGTTGCCGATGGAGTTAAATCCGAAAAACTCGCAGCACCGGTAGTGGAACAAACTACGCCTGTTGTGGAAGAATCTGCACCAGTTGTGGAAGAAAAAGCACCGGAAGCGGAACAAACTACTTCAATTGTGGAAGAATCTGCACCAGTTGTAGAAGAAACTTCTACCGAAGAAAAAGCACCGGAAGCGGAACAAACTACTTCAATTGTGGGAGAAACTTCTACCGAAGAAAAAGCACCGGAAGCGGAACAAACTACAGGCATTACCGTAAACGATGCGGAGATTGTAGTTCCTGAAATTTTCGAATACAACGGCAAAAATTACACACTTGCAAAGTATGTGAAAAAATTACAAGTAAACGGGAGAGTTTACTCGAGAGAAGAAATTTTAACCAATAAAGAGATTATGGCCAACCTAATAGTTGGTAATAGTCCTTTTGTAAAAAGACAATAATTATGGCATTATTACCTTTAGAAGATTTGGGTGGCGAAAGCACCGAACCAATTGCAGGGTTGGCAACAAAAGTATGGTATGCTAGAAAAAGCGATTTTGAAACCATTGTTGACACCAAAAAAATGGAGGACGAAGACCCTCTTAATGTTGCTGGAAATTACGCAGAGTTGATGGAAATTACCGAAAATCACGTTTTTAAAACCACAAAATGCTTTAAAACCATTGATTTTATCCAAGAAACGGGCGAAGTTAAAACGAAAAATATTGGCGCCAAAGGCGGTAAATTATTTGAAAACAGCATTGCTATTGAACTAGCTGGTTCTAGTGCTGATCTACTTGGTTTTATGCGAGCAATAAAAAATGAAAAACTCATTATTTTAGCAGAAGAAGTTGGAACCACAAATATCAGACAGCTTGGATGGTCAAAATATGCCGCTGAAGCTAGCGATTTAGAGCACGAGATTGGAGCATTATTAGAAGGCAAAAACTCGGCTAAAATTACTTTTAAGGACAAAAATTTTGGTCCAGCGAGTATTTATAAAGGCGAAATTTCGGTTGTTCCCGCGCCGTAGTTTTTTTTAGTTTTTAGTTAATTTTGAAAGCGTCTCGATAGTGAGACGCTTTTTTTAAATATGATAGTTTATGTTTGATTATAAGGAAGAAATCGAGAAATTTATAAAACAGAATTTTATGCCTGCCTATCCCGATTTGGCCAACGTAAAATATACTACCGAGGAGTTTTTGGGGTTTTTGTTTCAGGTTTTTCCAGTTGGCTGTATTTCAGATTACGAGTTGAACGAAATTTTAATATCTTTGGATTATGAACGGTTTACCTATACACTTCAAAGCATTAGTTATGACAAAGATGAAGATGGCGAAAAAGTTCCAAAAATAACCCACTATCTTGTATCTGGCTGGTGTATGTTTAGCCAGAAGATACCGTAGGAAAAAAAGTGAAATTATGAAAATAGAATTAGATAAAAAAGGGTTAATTCATTTAGCTAACGGAACATATCCACATTTTGATTTATTCGAAAACGAATTAGTAAAAGTTTGTGGTACATTTAACGGTTCTGCCGGTACGTGGTCATGGAACGACTCCGAACTTAATAAACTATCTGAAGAACAACTCTACAATCTATACAATCTATGTATAGATAGCTGGAAAAAATAATTGATTTCAATTTATCTAAACCCCGCAATTTGCGGGTTTTTTTATGTCCTATTTTTTCATTTTTACACTTTCCATTTTTGTATAAAATTAAAACATTATACAAATGAACATCTTCCACTACATTTTACTGGCATTTTCTGTTTTCGGAATAATCCCGTCCATTAAATCCGCTTTCAAGGAAAAAGACAAAATTCGCACAGTCGCAACCATATTGGTTTCATTGATTCGGTGTGCTCTTATTATTCTTTCGGCATATTATTAATGGAAAGCGTTGATAAATGGTTTTCCAACGATTGCCCATACGCTGAAGGTGTAGCGATTTATGCGGATTTGAAAGGTCGCAATGCCAATTTATTGCGGTTATTTAAAGCGAAGGAAACGGCGGCCAATTTGGAAAAGCTGAAGTATGAATTAGGCAAATTAAGAAATTCAACTACCCCAGTCACTAAACCAATTGAAGAAAAACCAACAGTAAAGATTGAAGCCACCGCCGTTGCTACCGAAAAAAAGCAACAATTAATGTTTCATGATCTACCGGCAGAACTTCGCCCGGTACTCTTAAAGGCAAATGAATTATTCCGGAAGAATTGTTACTTGAAAGTTACGCTTAACGACTTGCCTCCAGCTGCCGAAACCGAAGCTTTGAATTTGCAAATGGAGATATCAGAAAATTTCAAAACAAACCGCCTTTGCTGGAAAAAAATTGATTTTTGGTTAGAACATAGGCAACTTCCAAAAGAAGTCACATCAGGTTTTGAAAAGTTAACCGGGGCGCAATTAGTCAAAAAACAGCAGTATTTGTTTCAGAATATTTCCAAGATGAAAAGGCGTTTTGATCAAAATTTAAAGCAATTATCATCCACGGAAAGCATTACGGCAAAATCACGACTGCAACGATTGGTAACTAAACAAGATGCCGATTTGATTAAAAAAAATGAAGAATTACAAATTATAACCAAGCTAATCGATGGCAGATAAAAAACGGCCAATGCTGGCAAAAATAGGCGATAGCACGTTTGATAAAATCAAAGCTTTTTACATCAACCCGGAAGAATTTCCGCTATCCGACAAATTGGAGGAAATTCGCCGCCGTTGGGTAGCAGTCAATAATTTTTCTTCGAAAGCGTATGGTAAAATTGAAATTGCCAACATGCTGGTTCGTGACTATGGAATAAAACCGGCACAAGCTTACATCGACATCAGAAATGCCGAGAATATTTTTGGAACAGTCACAACAACTGAAAGCAATGCTTTCAAAGCGATGTGGATTGAATGGACAAAAGACTATTTGAAAAGATGCCGACAAAAAGATGATAGAGTCAATGAAGCTAAAGCATTAGTGTTGTTAGCTCAATATGGCGATTTGGATAAAGACGAGCTACAATTCAACCCGGAAAAACTCGAAAATAAAGAAATACAAATTGTATTGCCAAAACAAATGCTTGATGTTCTTAAAGGAATGGTAGGTAGTGGAGTTGTTGACTTCAATAGCTTGAATGTTACTGATGTTAATTTTGAAGAATTGCCTAATGATTAAACAAATTGAACTAACAATTCCGCAATTAACTTTTGATTTAGCTAAACAGCCTAAAAAGTATTTTGAAGGCGGCCGTGGTGCCGGCAAAACAACTATTTTAGGTAAAAGATTAAGAGACTTGGCAGTTAATCTACCAAGGTCGTCCAATGCTTTAGTAGGTTGTACATATTCTCAAATGCTATCAAGAACATTACCAAGTGCAATTGAAGGTTTGGAAATGTATAATTTATATCAAGACGTGGATTATGTTGTTGGGAAATGTGGAAAAAAAAACGGCTTTGAAATGCCGTGGCAACCGCCTACCGGTCCAGCAGGATGGAATAATATCATCCATTTCAGCAATGGTACTATTTACCAGTTAGTATCACTTGACAATCCTAATTCAGGACGTGGATTGAATTCTAGTTCAATTACAGGCGATGAAGGTGCGTTGTTAGACCCTGAAAAATTATATGTAAATGTAAAGGCAACCAATAGAGTTGCAAAAAAGGCTGTCTATGGCAAAAATCCATTAGTCGGTTCCGAGGCTTATTATTCTTCAACACCGATCAATAAAAAAGGGAAGTGGTTTATTGAGATGGAAAAAAAGGCACAAGAAGACCCTTTAACTTACTTCTTCTTAAAATGTAGCGCTTTGAGCAATCCTTATTTGAGAAAGGAATGGTTTAAAGAAATGAGAGAGGAAGCTTCTAGCGAATTGATTTATAATGCCGAAATCCTAAACATTAGACCAAAAGAAATCACAGATGGTTTTTATGCCAACATAACGCCCGATCATTACTATACTGATTTTAATAATAGTTATCTTGAAACGATTGGCGTAACGGCAAAGAAAGAACATTTCAACTGTCATCAGGATAACGATATACAACGACACCAACCACTTATCTTATCGCTTGACTGGGGTGTATTTAATTGTGCGGTGGTTATGCAACAACACGAGGATGAACTACGAGTGTTGAAGTCGTTTTTCGTTAAGTCGCCAAAGCTATTAGATGACTTATTTATTGAGCAGATTATACCATACTACCAACCCCACCAAGAGAAGATAATATGCCTATACGGTGGACACGACGGAAACAATCGCCTACCAAACAGTAGTAAAACTCTATTCCAACAGGTAGAAGATATATTAGTTAAACACGGTTGGAAAGTGTACCCAATGACCAAAGGTGCAGCAGCTACTCACTTCGATAAGTATCTTCTTCTTAACGCAATGCTTAAAGGATACCCAGGACTACCTAAAATTAGAATTAATGAACACAACAATGCCGACCTAATCATATCCATCGAGCGCGCTGAAGCACGTGAAGGATTGAATGGCGCAGGCGTTGAGAAGAGTAAGAGTAGCGAGCGTAACAAGTCTATACTACAACAGCACGCTACTCACCTGAGTGATGCGTTCGACATCCCTATCGTTACGATGTACAATGACATCTTCAAGGGCAAGAAGTCCTTTGCAAGCGAATTTCAAATCAAAACCACATAGCTTTTCATATATCCTGAATTTTCACAAATGGAAAGTGTAAAAATTTTAAGGGACAGGCGTGGTTGCTAGATAAAAAATAGAATTTTAAACAGTTTCAATAGGGTCAAAATGTTGAATTTCATTAAAGTAACGTTTTGAAAAATAGAAAACCCACTCTTAAATAGTGGGTTTTGGATAAAAAATGCTGTCCTATTTTATGTTTTGCAGGTTTTGGAAGTTTGTCCTATGGAAAGCACAGAAATCTATTTGAACGAAGCATTAAAAATTATGCAGTTGAAAGACAAGGAAGGAAAACCTTTCCCTTTCGATTTGACGTATAGAACCTTCAACTCCCAAACCAAGCAAGGCGGAAAATTGAAAGTTTACGAAAAAGTAAAACATCTTCCAGAAGCCAATCCAAACGCTTTGCCAAGCAAATCTATCGAAGCCATTTTCGCTGAAGAAAAATCAGAAAAAAAACCATCGCACTTTGACAATCGAACAAGAAACATTGAATTGCCGAATGGCGAAATAAAAAAAGTACGTATCGATTTCATCATATCAATCAACAACCGAAAAGTTATTTACTAATGAGTTCAACCACTAAATTTTTTGGCAACATTGCGGTTTCTGAGCATAAAGGAATCGGTATTGCTTATACTTTCAAAAACACGACGGAACTCAATCCCGAAAATCCTACGTCTCTTGCCATAGAAGTTAAAGACAAAACGGGAAATATTGCCTCATGGGGACCAAACAATGACTATCCGCAAAAAATTCTAAAAGCAATCAAAGCTTCAGGTTCAGGTTCATCGGCTTTACGTTTTTTAAGAAAGGCCCATTATGGTGGGGGAATTCATTTAATTAACAATGCTCCAGATGAAAATGGTAAGAAGTCGCCAAAACTCATTAATATTTTAGATTACCCTGAAATAAATACCTTTTTTAAACAATCGCAAGTACCACGTTTTTTTAAAGAAATTATTGCCGATATGGAATGGTTTTCCATTGCCTTTCCAGAATATATTTTGTCCAATAATTTCAAAACTATCAATCGGGTTAAACGTCATCAGGCGGCTTGGTGTCGTTTCGAAACAATGAATCCAGACAATGGATTAGTCGAAAATGTTTACATCTCCGAAAAATTTGGGAAAGAATCCGTTTCGGAAGATTCTCCTTTTGTTTCTAAAATTCCATTGATTGATAGTTATTGGTCACCCGATGAAGTGCGCGAATATTGCAAGGCAAACAAAATTTATAAATTCGTTCGCCCGGTCTTTTATCCTTTAATTGACGAGGCTTATTATCCACAAGCCGAATGGCATAGCGTTGTAAATAATGGGTGGCTAGATGTCGCCAATTCAATTCCAGAATACAAAAAAAATATATTCCTAAACCAAGTTTCAATCAAGTACATGATTGAAATTGACGAGCGTTATTTTGAAAATATTTACTCAACAGACTGGAGAGACTATAGTGTTGCCGAAAGAAAAAAAATTCGTGAAGATTTAATTGACGGCATAAACGAAAGCTTGGTAGGCAACAAGAATGCCGCCAAGTCCATCCAGTCAATGATGTTTTCAGACGAGAAAGGAATTCAAGTTTCTGCTTTGAAAATCACTGCCGTTGATGACAAACTAAAAGACGGCATCTACCTACCAGAAGCCGAAGCCGCAAACTCCGAAATACTTTTTGCGATGGGGGTTGACCCGTCATTAATTGGTGCCGGTATTCCGGGTGGAAAACTTGGTGCCGGTTCTGGCTCCGACAAAAATGCCGCTTTCAATATCCTGCAAGCTTTGAAAAAAACCGATCGGGAAAGCACACTTGAAATTTATGATTTCGTTGCTGGTTACAACGCTTGGGACGAAACCATTACTGCCAACTTTGAAAATACAGTACTAACTACGCTGGACAAAAACCCTACCGGCACACAAAACGCCACGATCTAATGATACTAGCTACAACCGAAGATTTAAAAAAATACATTTCAGTTTCCGAAAACTTTGAGTTCACGGATTTTGAACCTTATATTGAAAAGGCCCTTAACTCCTACACTCGAAAATACGTGGGCGAACTCCACGTGTTTTTAAATTCAGAAACCGAAGCCGAAGCTGCCAACTCCGAAATAAAGAATCAAGCGCGCAAACATTTACAATCTGCCATTGCAAACTTTGGCTATTTTATGTTTACGCCATTCAATTCCGTAAATATGGATGGGTCAGGTATGTCTAACAATGTATCGGAGAGCCGAAAAAACATTGAGTGGTGGCAACTAAACGACATCCGCAGGGAACTTTTGCGCTCTGGCCACGAAAGTATGGACTTGCTTTTGGCAATTCTCGAAGCCAATCCCACTGTTTTTACCGATTGGACAACCAAATTTGGTTCTAAAAACAAGGAATTGCTGGTCCACAACACCGATGAATTCCAAAAATGCTACAATATTTTCGAGAGTAGACAAACATTTTTGGCACTAATTCCAGCGATTAGACAAGTAGAAGACCAGTATATCAATACTTTTTTATGCCCGGAACTATTAGCTGTATTAAAAGCCAACCCAGTAGATCATATTTTAAAATTAAAAGAGTATCTGCAAAAAGCCATCGTGCATTTTACCATTGCCAAAGTCTATGACGAAGGAATTTTTCATTTGGATGCTTCAGGTATAAAACTAAAATTCGACACTTTGCCAAATGAAACCGCCAAGGCAATTGATTACGGAAAAGCAGTTGGACAACTCGAACGATCCGTTAAAAAAAACACCGACAATGGAACTAATTACATAGGGCTGGCCAAGCAATTGATTATTGACAATCCAACTAGTTTCACGCAATGCACCAATCCTTTATTAACCAAAACACCTACGAAATTCAAAGTGTACAACACAACTGGAGTCGTGGGAATTTAGTGTCCTATTTTATTTTTTTAAATAAAATCAATTTTACAACATCAAAACAGCGCACACATAATGACAAAAGCAATAGTAGAATCAGTTGATGACAGCGATTATTTTATTCTAAATGGAATACACCGCCCAAGGACTTATGAAGCAATAGGCGTGAAGCTATTGGCCGACAAACAAGGTGTGAAAATAATCCCTATACAAAGGAATGAATTTGTGCTTCAGGAGTCGCTTTTATTTGATGAATACTTGATTGATGGCGTGGTGCCGGTAACTCAAGAAGATTGCATCAGTTTGCTGAACCAGATAGTTTTTAAAAAAGGTGGGGGCAACGGCGGTGGGGTTGCAGTTAAAGCAGGCTCGATGCTATTTTTCAAAGTTGCGCCAAATATAAACAAGAAGGAACAAGAACCAGGGGATTACTGCATGGGCTTTGTCGAAGGACAGTTCATTAATGCAGACTATCTAGGCGGCGATAAAACTTTATTAACCTCCTACAATATCTAAATTAATAAAACAAAATAAAATGAAAAGATTACTTATTTTCTTATTACTGATTACTGGATTAATTGGAACTGCTCAAGGAACAATTCCTTCCTATCCAAATGTAAAATTGACAAAGTTACCTATAGGAACACTACACGACAGTGTAGTTGTGACCAATGGAAACGCCAAGGTATTGAAATATTTGCCAGTTTCCCAAATAAAAGTGCCAACAAATTTAGATTACTGGCCAACGCCAACAGGCGGACTATTATTTTCAAGCACTGGGAACTATGTGACTTTACCATTGGCAACCACGACCAATGCGGGGTTGTTGTCTCCAACAGACCAAGAAATTATAAACGCGCTTCAGGCTTCATTGAACAATAAAGTGTCATTGACTGGTAATGAGACTATCTCAGGAAGTAAAACATTTTCTAACACGCCGATTCTTTCAGATGGTCTGCAATTCAGCACGAATAAAAGCTACAACAGTTCTGGATCAATTTTTGTGTTTAGGAAAAATGATAAATTGGCGATTCTTTCCAATATTGGAAGTGGCAGTGGATCAGCCACTTTAAGTACCGCTGGGTTTACAGAAGATCGAGATTATATTTTTCCTAATCAGAGCGGAACTTTAGCATTGACTTCGGATGTTAATTTAAAAGTGGACAAAAACACGTCTATTACTGGATCAACGAATACTAAAATAACATACGATTCAAAAGGTTTAGTAACGTCAGGAACTTCATTGGTCGCTGGCGATATCCCAAATATTTCAGAATCGCAAGTTACTAATTTAACATCTGATTTGGCAGCAAAACAATCTGCTTTAGTTTCTGGAACTAACATCAAAACAATAAACGGAGGTTCTATTTTGGGGAGCGGCGATGTTACAACTGGAGACATGACTACTACAACTGCACAAAATGTTTCTGGTGTAAAAACTTTTTTAAACGGAACTTTTGGATTTCGAAACGCAGCCAACACCTTCACGTCTTTTTTTACAAACGCAAACACGGCCAGCTGGACTTATACTTTGCAAAATCGCAATGGTACTTTACTGGATAATACCGATTTATCTACTATTAATTCAAGCATAGCTGGTAAAATGGCCAATCCGTCAGGAACAGCCAATTACTTGTCAAAATTCTTGACAGCAACTACTATTGGAAATAGCACAATAAGAGAAATAAATGGAAAAATCCTTATTAATAATGCTGAAAATTATCCAAATTCAGGATATGATATCTCTTTAGGATTCGATAATGATAAGATAATTAGTATTGAAGATTCTGACAATACAATAGTAGGAAGAGATTTAAAGATAAAAGCTGGAAATACATTAAATACTGCTAAGAGTAGTGGTTTTGTTGACTTAGTTTCATTACCATATTCGATAGGTTCGAATAACTGTTTATCCATTAATAGAGTTTCTAATAATGTCTACGTTTCTACAGCATATAATGATATTTACAAACAAATAGGCGGAACTGGAGTTTTTACAAGTCAAGGAAGACCAGATAATTTTATAACTTCTATATCAATAAATACATCTAATGGCGATGTATTTACAATAGGTAGTTCTATATATAAACAAACAGCGGGTACAGGAAGTTTCGTAGCCTATACTACCACGGGATTACCTACAATTAGTGCCAGCAGTTGGGGAGGAAATGGGATATTTGTTGACCCATTAAATAGTGATGTATGGGTTGCATTAAGAACCGGAGGGATATATAAGCAAACAGGAGGAACGGGGAGTTTTTCATTGTATACTAGTGGGATAACTTTTGGTGATGGAGCTAAAATTAAGTTGAATCCTATTACTAAGGATATTTTTGTTTGTGATGGAGGGACTAATAGTAGTGCAAATAAAGTTTATAAACAAACAGCAAGTACAGGAAGTTTCAATCAAATCTACTCAGGAAATAACTTAGAGATAGAGATAAATTATACTAACAATGATGTATATATACTTACAACGACTTCGGTATTAAAGCAGACTGGAGGAAGTGGAAGTTTTATAAATCAGGGAGGTTCTATTAGTAATTCTTGGATTACTGGTATGGGTATAGATTCTTTAGGTAATGTTTATGCAGTAAATGCTTCCACCAATAAAATATCAAAACAAACTAATTATGCAGCAGGAATTCCTGATTTAAAAGGAGGAACTCTAAAACTTGCGTCTGGTACAGCTAAAGGAACAGGAGACTCAGCTATAAATTTTTACACGAGTCAAAAAACTACGTCCGGCACAGATATGCAAACCGAAACTTTGCGCCTGAAAATCGACAACGAGGGCCATATCACGGCCACAACTATGCCGGTTTATGCCGACAATACAGCTGCTTTGGCCGGAGGCTTGACCGCTGGTAAATTCTACCGAACATCCACGGGAAGTTTAATGATTGTTTACTAAAAAAGAAATTATGATACAGACAAAAACGCCAATAAATTACGGTGATCGTAATGAGAGAACTGGTCAAATCAGATTGGAAGCTCGCCCGCAAGAAATGAAAAAAGATAGTCAAGATTATTTGGTTATCGATTGGGATAATGCAAATCCCGACAACGCCTGGAAGTCAAAAACGGTGACGTATAGCAGCGAAACGAAAAATCAAATTAATGCGTACATCGAAACAAATTATGATTTAAGCGGATTGACCTATGCCGAAAAGGAATGGTTTAAAATCATTGTTGGCTTGATGCTGGACACGCAAACCAATCTTCTTGAAAGCGGAAAAACAATCTATCAATTGAATCCATCCGATTGGGATTATACTCCTGAGGTTTTAGAAATGTTCCCAATGTTAATCCCGGGCTAATGGGTTTTCTATTATTCGTCATTGCCCTGATACTGATATTTTTTTTGACGATTGTCAATTATTGGTACGTAGACAACAAAAAAGGGTATTTCAAAAGCACGGCCAAGAACCTGGATATTTTCGCCAATCGTGAGTTTAGAGCGTTTTGGAATTCAGTTTTAATCGAGCCGAATGGGTATAAATTCGGAAGGGAAGGCGAAACACTATCGAGTGCATTGGGCAAGAATCAACGTGATGAAACGCTAAAATCTAAAGGAAAATGGTTGGTGCGCCAATTGAACAGGATAGACAAAAATCATTGCCTTAATTCAATTCAATAAATTTTAAACTTTAAAAAATAAATTATGTCACAAAATTTCAAAACAGCTGTAAAATATTGGTTTTGGCTCATCGTGGGAATCATTTTAGTTTCCATACAAGTAAGTAAATATGTTACAAACACATTAGAATTCAATGCTAATGAAGCTATAATTCTATTCGTTGGGCTAATGTTTATGATTCGGCCAACAGCAATTCCAGATTTGATATTGAAGCTTTTCAATAAAAAATAGAGCTTCTGGCAGAATACTAATTTCATAATTATGAAAAAAAATATGATGAATTTAATCGATTTAAAAGCAAGTTTGATATTCGGAACCACAATGGCCATTTCGTTTTCAAATTTAGAAACAGGCGTGAGAATATTGGCATTGTTGCTAACCATTGGCTATACAATTAGAAGATGGTATTTATTAGAAAAAAACAAAAAAGAGTAATGATACCCATAGCATTAAAAGGCCTAAACAATAACATTAGAAAATTTCTAATGCTCATAACATTTACTGAAGGAACTGATCGGCAAAAAACACCTTATAACGAGTTGTTTGGCTTTACAAATTTTGTTGGGTACAAATCACACCCAAAAATCAAAATCAAAGCTTCTAATTATACCAGCACAGCTGCAGGAAGATACCAAGTTCTTTATACTACGTGGTTAATGTTCAAAAAAGAATATCCCGAAGCGGAATTTACACCCGAATGGCAGGATAGAATCGCTATTTGGCTTATAAAAAGAGCCGGAGGATATCAATTAATTATCGACGGAAAATTTGAGGAAGCCATCGAAAAAACAAACAAGGTTTGGGCTTCGCTTCCAGGATCTCCTTATAGCCAACCAACACATAAATTGAGCGATGCTCTTAAATTTTTAAAAACTGCATAAAATGAAAAATTACTTAATTATTGCTTTGCTTATTCTTTTCTGTTCCTGCGGCGCTGTCAAAAAAGACAAAACCAAAACCGAGGAAGTCATCAAAACCGAAATGGAGGACAAGTCAAAAAATGACAAGTCCGAAATTGCCGAAACCAACGGCGAAACCAATATCAAAAAATCGCAACAGCTGACGGTTAATGACCAGGACCAAACCGAATCGGTCAAGGAAGTAATCGAGCCTTTAGACCCTACCAAGGAAGCCAGTTATATAGATACTTCGGGCAAAAAGCAGGTTTTGAATAACGCCAAAAAAACTACCGAGACCAAAACGGAAAAAAATAATAAAAAAACGGAATCGGCCACAAAAACCGACACTTTCAAAAAGTTGGCTAATAAATCAATCAAAAAAGAATCGGCGGGCAATAACATAAAAGCCAAAGCCACTGCCAAAACAGCCGCTGAAGCAATTCACGTGGATCGAGAATCTTGGAGTATGTGGAACTTGCTTTGGCTGCTAATTCCTATCGGCATTTATTTGGTTTGGAAAAATAAAACAAAAATAATCGGGTATTTATCCGGTATTTATTAATCAAAAACAACAACACTATGCCACCAATCACACCGGCTTTTAGCTTAATCGATTTCAAATATAAAATCGAAGAATCCAACGGCGTTTTTTTTATAAAAGATGCTAGAGAAATTGAAATTGTAAAACAATATTTCAAACTTCAGGAAAATATTGACATCGACGAAGAATTACTTCGAATTGTATTTTTTGCTCCAAATACACCAACATTGTTGGATTTCAAATGGCTCAAAAAAGGAATTTTGAAGTTCGAAAATTTCGAAAACAAAGACAGTTTTCAAATCAAATTTATCGACATCGATGGAAACAACATTCTCGATCAAGTAGTGACTTCATTTTTGGGCAGTACGGAATTCACGCTCGAAACCATTGCCGAACATTTTATTAGATAATGTCAATCAAAATCAAAATTCCAAAATCTTGGAACGAGTTATCGGATGGCCAGTTCAAAAAACTGGCTAAACTTTTGCTTTCCGAAAAACAAGGCGTTGCTTTTGATTTAAAATGTTTCCGAATTCTACTTGACATTCGTTGGTGGCAGTTCTCAAAGAGAATGGAACTGACTTATGTGCTTTCGCAAATTCCAATAAAAGAACTGAAGAAACATTTTGATTTTATCTACACAACCAACGATCGAACTATTTTCCCAGCTGAAATAAACGGCTATTTTGCACCATTCGACAAAATTACAAATCTCACGGCCGATGAATTCTCGGTAGCCGATGATTTGCACATCAAATGGCGTCAAACCCAAAACAAAGACTACCTGATTTATTTGGCTGCCGTTTTGTATTCAAAAACCAAACAGCCACGGGAAGTTTTCGACAAAAACAATTTGCCGGATAAAATCAAGTATTTCCAAAAAGTTACTGCCGCCGATTTACTGCGTGTGGATCTGGCTTATTTTGGAAGCAAAAACAATCTGGTAAAACGATTTCCAAAAGCTTTCCCAAAATCAACCAAAAAGGTAACGGGTTCAAAATATGGCTTTGGTAAAGTCATTTTGCAAATGGCCGGTGGCAAGTTCGGTAATCACGAACAAACCAAATTGACCAACATTTATACTTTCTTGGAAGAATTCGAACAAAATCTAAAAGACGCAAAAGATGCCCAGAAAAACACATAGTGAAATTGTAAAATTTAACGAAGACATTGCCACGGCACACGTGGACATCAAAGGATTTTATCGGTTCGATATGAATGAGATAATTGGGCAGTTCCGTTCTGGAGTTTCCACACCAGCTTTTTTGCTAGAAAGTCATTCTAGCGACTTGGAAAGCCAAACCAAAATGGTTTCCAATTTCAATAGTCGTAAAATATCCTTTCTATTGTTAGATTTTGCAGGCAAGGCAGGCAATTTCGACAAGCAAAATGAAGTATTGGACAGATTGGAAAATATCGCCTTGGATATCATTTCTTATTTGGTCACCCAAAATAAAACAAACGGCTCCTGGTTGTTCGGAATGTTCGATATCAATTCGGTAAAAATCGAAAAAGTAGGGCCTATTTTCGACAACATGTATGGTTGGAATGTTCTTTATGAATTGAAAAATCACGAACCAATGGTCTTAAATCCCGAAAAATGGAATTTTGAACCATAAAACAACTTAATAAAATCCTTTGGAGGCAAGGAAAAAAGTCCTCCAACAATTAAAAACTTCTCACAGAATTTTAATTTTTAGCACAAAGCCAACGAGTTGGAGGACAAAATTTAATGTCTTCTTATTCGTTGGCTTTGCTATTTTAATTCTGTGAGGCGACAAAGATACATCATCAATTATCAATCAAAAAATGAATTTAGAAAAAAAGAAAAATTACACGGCAGCACCATTGCCGTTTATGGGTCAAAAAAGGAGGTTTTTAAAAGATTTCAAAAATGCTTTAACCAATTATCCAGACGATGCCGTCTATGTCGATCTATTTGGTGGCAGTGGGTTATTGTCGCACACGGTCAAGCAAGTTTATGCCGGTGCAAAAGTAATTTACAACGACTTTGACAGCTATTCGGAACGGCTGGCCAACATCGATAAGACCAATCAACTTATCGCTGATCTGAGGGCAATTTTAAAAGACAGCCCGGCCGATAAAAAAATAATTGACGAGTTCAGGGACAAAGTAATGGAACGCGTGGAACTCGAAGACAATAACGGCTATGTGGACTATATCACTTTGAGTAGTTCGGTTTTATTTTCGATGAAATATGTACAGTCATTAGAGCAATTGAAAAAAGAAACCCTATACAACACCGTTAGACAGTCAAATTACACGGCGGTGGGTTATTTAGACGGGCTGGAAGTGGTAAGCCTTGACTACAAAGAATTATTCCACAAATATAAAGATTGTCCAAACGTGGTTTTTCTTGTTGATCCACCTTATTTATCGACTGAAACCGGTACCTACAAAAGTTATTGGAAACTCAAAGATTATTTGGATGTGCTGCAGGTTTTGGATGGTACAAATTATTTCTATTTCACTTCCAATAAGTCGTCAATTATCGAATTGTGCGAATGGATTGAAACCAAAACTCCAATGTCAAATCCTTTTAACGGTGCAATTCGGGAAGAAACAAAAAACCAGGTTAATTTCCAAAATAGTTATACCGATATCATGTTGTATAAAGGATGGACTTCAAATTCTACCGGATCATGAAAATGCGAAAGAAACAGAGGGATTTTGTGAACCGTGAACTGGATATCGACACCATAAAAAAAGACTATGAAAAAATTAAGATACGATTGGACAAAACAAAATGACTACCCATCAAAAAATGGTTTAAACGTTTTCGGAACCTTTGTTTGTGGTGGTGGCTCTACGATGGGTTATAAATTAGCAGGATTCAATCATTTGGGAGGCGTAGAAATTGACAAACGAATGGGCCATATTTACCAAACCAACCACAATCCAAAATATTTTTATCTGGAGGACATTCGGGATTTCAACCAACGTACTGATTTACCCAGTGAACTTTATAATTTAGATATTTTAGACGGCTCGCCACCGTGTAGCACATTCTCAATGTCGGGCAAAAGAGAAAAGGGATGGGGAGTAGAAAAAGTATTCCGGGAAGGACAGCAAAAACAAACGCTCGATGATCTGGTGTTTGTGTATTGCGATACTATTGCAAAGCTTCGCCCAAAAGTGGCTATTTTAGAAAATGTTTGTGGCATTGTGGCCGGTAGAGCTAAAGGGTACACTATTAAAATTGTCGAGCGATTAAATAAAATAGGGTACGAAGTTCAGATATTTCAACTCAATAGTGCCACCATGGGCGTACCGCAAGCCCGTGAGCGCATTTTTTTCATTGCAAGGCGCAAGGATTTGAATTTACCTGATTTGAAGCCTGTATTCAACGAAAAACCCATTCAGTTTGGGAGCGTGGTAGACAAAGGTTCTACAACACACAAACCATTGTGGCCATCCATACAATTGCGATGGCCTTTTGTGGAACGTGGAGACCAGAATTTAAAGTTTGCCGATGCTAAATACAGGAATTTAAGCACTTATAATGCCTTTTTCAGTACAAGTGTACTTTATAATGATAGTGTGCCACCTACGCTTACCAGTAGCGGCACAACGGTCTATTATGAAGAGGTGCGGAACCTGAATGATACTGAATATTCAAGAATGAGCAGTTTTCCAACTGATTTTGATTATTGCGGTGCCGATGTTCGGTATGTATGCGGAATGAGTGTACCACCATTAATGACGGCCAGCATAGCCAATGAAATTAAAAAGCAGTGGTTTGGCGGCGTAATTCCTCAATAAAATTATTCATTAACAAAGCGGAATACTGATTGTCAATTTCTTCAATTGTGGTAATCAGTATTCCTCTTAACAAAACAGCTTCGTGAATTTCAAAGTTAATTTTATGGCGTTTTTTATCATTCACAGGCAACTCTTTATACAAAGACAATTGTTTATTAGTGAATTTTTTAGTCAGCGCAAACAGTGTTGGACGGCTCAATCTGTAATCTGCTGTTTGTGATGCGTTTAAATAGTATATTTCCTCCAGCGTATACCTGATAAGAGAAATAGTGTCGGCTTTAAGTTTGAAATTCATGGGATATATTTTGCGATTAGCAGGTTCGAACTGGTATCATAAAACTGCACCACGTTCGTGATCTGGAATATTTTTTGACTTTGCAAGCGGCGAATCATTCCGGCCATAACCGTTTTTTCGGGTTTCCCGTTCTGCTTCAATGGCGAATACCAAACCGCATTCTTCTCTTTGGCTTTTGTGAGAATGACCATTTTTATTTTAGACTTTTCTTTTTCGAATACCGGCATCTTATTTTGAATTTAAGTTGTCAATTTTGTTTTGTTTGTACTGGATGATTCTTTTCAGGCGCTCAATCTCCTTTTTTTGCTCGATGTAGTTATCCAGTGTGAAAAAAAGTATTTCGGGAACGGTTTTAATATTCTGTTCTTGCTGCACCGCTTCCAACTGTTTGCGCTGAAGCGGTGTAAAACTTCTGATGTAGGTACTATTTTTTATCATTGTGGGTTATTTATGATATTTTGATTTTGGCGGATCAAATGGTTTCCCGTTTTTATCACACCACTCTTTAGGTTCTGGCAAAGCTTTTAATGCTGTTATCATTATCGGTTCGGGTAAAAAAGGCTTCATTCTGCGTTGCAAAATTTCATTAATACGTTCTTTTTCTAATTCTTGCAGCCGCATAACCATTGCATAAATTCTTAATTTTTGTACCAACATATCCATTACAAAAGCCGTTTATAATTATCATTGCTTAATTCACTCAAAGCCGAATCCATCAATTCTCTCATTTTTATAAAGTTTTTAATACTCATTGATACTGCATCGCCATCGTGCATGATGCTAGTAAATTTTCCATTTTCAGAAATTATAACTTCCTGATTGGCTTCTTTATTAATTTCTGCGTCTTCGGGAAACAAGATTACTTTTTGAGTTTTTTTGATGTCCATTTTTTAGTATATTTGAGTTATGAATAATTTGAAAACTTTCTTTTTAGAAATGCTAATCCTTGTTTTTTGGGGTTTTGTCTTTTTGTTGGTGTATCTAATTTTATTGGGTATAATTATGATGAAATTCCCAATTGATTTAGAATTACTGCGAGCCGTGCTTAATCACAAAGTATAATTTCCCGGGCTCGGCTCCCCATTCCCTTTTTCCAGTTCTTATCTCGATGCCTTTATGAAACAATGTGAGGATTCGTTCCCGATCGGCAGCTTTGGGATATCCCAACGTCATTATGTTGGCATAAAAAGGGACAAAGCCAAAATGTTTGGTTTTAGATTTGGTAATGAAATCAATGCCTTCGTCTCTTACTTTTTCGTTGGCCCAATCGTGACCGGTGTAGTATTTAAAAACCTTTTTATAGTCGAACACCAATCGCTTAAACCAATATTCGTTTATTTCCCGATAATCTTCTGTTTTTTCGCCTGATTTGGTCATATCAAACCAGTTTTGATGCAGGCGCAAGGTTAAGTTTCTCATTAAAATGTAGATTTTTAGACAGTATTTATAAAAAAATGGCGTTATACAAAAGGAATGCTCCTGACAGAAATAGAGCAATCAAAATAATTTTCCCGATACGTTCCATAGTGATTGTTTTAAAATGTAGATTTTTTTAAGTCAATTTTTAAAAGCCTATCCAAAAATAATAGGCTTAAATACTATTTTCTGAAATTTTTATTACTTTCTGGCTTCTAAAATGGGTAATCCGGCTTCGGTAGGGATGTAAATTCGTTCGCCTTTGCTGTCATTTAAGCCTTGAATCATTAAGTATCTCAGATATTCACTATTTCCTTTGAGTGAATTCCCTATGATTTCATTGGCTTTTGCCACACCATAGGCCCTTTCTATTTCAGCTTGTGCTTGCGCTTTTGCAATTTTAATTCTTGCTTCAGCGTGCAATGTGGCACTTTCATTTTCGGCTTTGGCTTGCTCAATCAAAGCTTTTTTAGAATTTTCAGACTTAAATAAAATCGCTTTTCCTTGGTTTTCGGCATCTTTCAAAGCCTGTTCCCGGTTCCAGTCCCAGCAAGAAACCAAACTCAAAGACACCAAAACCAACATAATCAAACTTAATTTTTTCATAATAAAATGTATTTAAAATTTGCCTACTCTATCCAGTTTTCGGCTACCCTGTTTTTAAAATGTAGATTTTTTAGATTTTAATTAATAGCGCCATCTTGGAGAAGGAAAGCCTCTTGGTTTGTCAATTCTGTTATTGTCTTTGCCAAAACCTTCAAGCATTCTGTATATTTCTTCTACAGTTTTATCGTTAAATTGATGCGTTTTTACTACATTTTCAAAACCTCTTTTCATTATCAACACTATAGAAGGATCATATTTTATATTTATATCAGAAACAACTGAAAATTGAGAATTTATAAATTTTATATGATGAAGTATTAGCCTATTGTCTGCGGCATTCAATATAGAAAAATCCATTAGTCTTCTTAATTCAATTTTATAAGCATTGTTATCTGATTTTAGTAAACTATTTTCAGATTCTAATTTTTCTATTCTATCCTTTAAATCAGATATTCCTAATATTTTTTTGAAATAATTTTGTATTATTTTCATACTATGTTATTAAAATGTAGACTTTTTAAGGTCGGTTTTTAAAAATCGCTTAAATCGTATTGCACGAAATGGTGTTTTTCACTCGCTTTTAGTGCTTTTTGCTCAATTTTCTCATGCAATTTTGCCAAAAATTCGGGTGGGAAATTCTTATCGACGTGATTGTAGAGTTCGGTCAAAGTCATTTTATCTTTGAAGAATCGATTCACGACCATTTCGAATTTCTTGGCATAATTGATAGTTTCCGCACGTTTCTTGGCATTCGCTTCCTGTTTTTTCTTGAAAGCTTCCGCTTTTTCCTTGTATTTTAAGTGTTCGGCAAATTTTTGTTTGGTGTACTCAAAACCAACTTCTTTGGCGTTTTTTCTAGTAAAATCGAAATAATCTGAAGGGAAAAGTGGATTTACGGTATTGTTTTTCCTAAACCAACTCATCGCCCAATGCAATCGCCAACGCATTGCTCTCATTTCGTCAAAAATGTTCGCTTTATTGAACGAATTACCAGTAAAGGCAATGAATTTGCTTTGATAATACAGGTTGATGGCTTTTTTCCAACTTCCGGCATAAGGTGTTCGATTCTTCCAGATCTTGGCACTTTGTTTGAAAATATCCTGAATACACAATTCCCTAAATTCTTCATTGAGCAAAGTTCCGTGATAGGCTTCATCTCTCAAATATTCCAAACGGATGGGTTTGTAGCTGTTGTACTGGCCATCGGCAAGATTCACGGCCAACTCCTGTGGATGCACGATCAGGTTTTGCAGTTTATCCGATAAACTTTCGGGAATATTTTCACTTTTTACCGAAACTTTAACATTTTCCGCGGCCCCCCCAGTTAGATTTTCCGTATTGCCGGCGGGTGTTCTTGTAAAAAAAATAAAAGACCCGACCGATAGGGAGACCTTATCCCCGATAGTTGAATTTTCAACTTTCTTTATTTGATTTTCATTTATAAATGTTCTTGTACTTTCATTATCATTAGGAACTTCTTTCCCACTATCGGGGGTAACGTGTTGATTTTCAGAGGTGCATAATTTGTTGTTTTGGAGGTCTTTCACAACCAAAATTGTAGGATTTATATGTAATTCTACGGCTCTATTTGATCCGGCATAGTGGTATTCAGTAAAAACACCAAATTCCTCCAGACGTTGGCGATGGTTGCGTATCGTTTTGGTGCAAACAGGCAGGCTGGTTACCCCATTTCGTTTAATCTTGGTTGCTTTCCACGAATTGACTTTGAACGCCTCTAAAGGGCTTTCTGTGACGATTCCGTGCGACATATAGCGCTTGTTTTTGACCATCAATTGCTGGTTATACAAGCAAAGGAGGTTCTGGAAAACCAACTCGGTGGCATATTTTACCGTGATGAGTTTCTTTTTCTGTACGATCATGCCGTATTCGGCACAAAACGAGTCCACTTCTTCGTTATAGTCGTGTGGGTTCAGGGCCTTTTTGTTTTTCACGAACAATTTGGAAAACTCCAGCTGAATTTCCGTTAATTGGGTTTCCTTTTTAAACTTTCGAACCACTCTATTGTGAGCCGCGATCAACTCATTTTCTTCGTTACATTGGAAATTTTTGATTTCAATGTGTTTTCGGTAATTGTCCATCGTTTGGGCGAAAGCTTCCTCTATTACAGCGGGATAAACTGCCGTAAGTGGCAAGTTTTCCGAAACTAGAATAGTTACTGCAATTTCCTTTTCGATGGTCTTCTTGGCCTCGGTAGTTCCAAAACCAAAAAGAGTCGAGGCGAGGTTAAAAACCTTGTTATCTAATGGCTGGGTGTTCCTGGTTCTCATTGAGTAGAAAGTTTAAATTTTTTAATTGTTTTCGAAATCCTGTAATTCCCATTTCTTTGCAAAAAATGCGACGTAATTTCTCTGTAGAAAATTCTCGATGTTCTAAAAGAAGATTGACATGCCAATCTTCAAATTGCGATTGCTTGGCCAGAATGATTCTCTTGATTCGTGCTTTTTCTTTTTCGATAAATTCCTGTTTCGGTTTTGTTTCCAAATACCGTTTCAAATCCACGAGAACTTCAGTACGCTTAATCATTCTTTTGAGTTCGGCTTTAGTCATATCGTCAAAATAAAAATGAATCCGATAATTGTTGTCGTCTATCGTTTTTTTGAGTTGAGCTACAGTTCGCATAGATCACTTATTTAGCATTGGAAACTCCTATGGCTTTCAACTTGTCAAGCCAAAAAAGAGATAATTGATTTTCTATGTCGTCAAAAATTTCTGGGCATTCTTCTTCAGGTAGTTCCGATATCTCCATGAATAGTTTCCACATTTGGGATAGACCGGCATAAAAAGCTATTTTTCTTTCCTGTAACTGAATTTTAGGCATTGTTTCGGCATCTAGTCCCGCCGTTTTTAAAAACAATTCAAACTGTTTTTCTAAATCAATTTTTTCCATTTTCTGTGCTTTTTACGATTTCTTCCACTATGTTTTGATGTTTTGACAAAAGAGGACTTTGTTTTTTCCATTCGGCAACTCCCATATTTCTGGCCTGAATTACCGCATCTTCTATTTGTGTGCGGATTTCCCTTTTATTGACTATCATTTGCGAAATAGGATCAAGGGCTTTAAAAGCTATGCTTTCTTGTATTAGTTGTCTCATTATGATGCGAGTTTTATATACTGTTTATTTACGGTTTTGTAATGATGGCGAACCAATGCCTTTGCTGTGTTTACTTCCACGGCATTGCCTATTTGCTTTTTTTGCTCCCATTGCGCTCCTATTAGCTTGTAATCTCTCGGCAAACCTTGAATTTGCTTTAATTCTGAAATAATCAACATTCTCATTTTAATATCAATTATGTTGTACAATGCCATGAATTCTTTAATCAAAACCATCGTTTCCGAATCGTCTTCAAAAACATTGATGATGGCTTGACCGTAGTCAACTTGAACGATGGAAAGCGGTTTTTTATCTTGGCGGGCAATAACAGTAGGTGCGGGAACTTCAATAGAATTCCCTGGACTTGTGAATTGTGGATTTACCAAATAATGAGTTCTTACCGATGTGATGGTAGGTGACGGATTATTGATGTCGTTTGGTCCTGATGTACTACTATTGGCATTAACCAAAAATGTAGCAGGCTCAATTTTTACCAAATTCAGTTTGGGAACTGCTGTAATTGTTGGCGATGGATTATCAATAGTTACAGCTGTACTGTTTCCGTATTGCATATTTAAAAAACGTACATCTACTTTTGCAATTCGGTCTTTTGTTGTGATGGTTGGCGATGGACTATCGATAGAACAAACTGCACCATTGCCATAATAGGTGTTTAAGTGTGTTGAAACGATGGCGTGTGAATTTTGGGTGGTAATCGTTCCTATTGGCTCATTGAACGATTTTACTCTTTGAGCATCGTTGCCAGAATTATACTGTTTGGTAAAGCCTTTTTCGCCATTGGCCACAAACTTTATTAAACCCGCATAAATTCGTTTCAAAGTATTTTCTGAAAGTGGTATTTTACGGTCGAAAATGCTTTTTCCTTCTAAATCCAGATCCAAAACCTCTTTAACCGGTTTCCATTTTTTGAGTGTAGAATTCTCCACATTTTTGGCGTGGGTATGTTCTGGCCAACTAATAGGATATTCGGGTTTCGCAAATTGGATAAACAATCTTTTGCGGGCTTGGTAGGCTCCAAAATCAGCAGAATTGCATATTTTTTTATCTGAAGAATAACCGAAAGATTCGACTTGTTTAACCCAATTCAGGTAATAAGTGCCGGCATCTTTAGAAATGGGTTTGCCATTTTGGTCTAATGGTCCCCACGACATGAATTCTCGAACATTTTCAATCCAAAAGAAATCAGGATCAAGATTTTCCAAATACATAAACATGTGTTCTGCCAATGATCTGCTATCAGCGTCACGAGGTTGACCGCCTTTGGCGTTCGAAAAATTGGTGCATTCCAAACTTGCCCAAATTGATATGATGGCATCCGGTTCCTTGGCTCTTAAATCGTCAACTATTATTTTTAACTTTTTGACAACCTCGAAATCTTTGATGTCTTCCGTGAAATGTTGTGCTTCTGGATGGTTTTGTTTGTGTGAAAGAATGGCGTTGGCACTGTGATTGACACATGCAATTACTTTTGTGTTTTCTGATGCTAAATGAATTCCTTGAGACGTGCCGCCAGCACCGCAAAATAAGTCAATCCAATAAATGTTAACGTTTTCTTTCATAGTCGTTTTTAACTGTTTTTCAATAAAAGCTTTGATTGCTTTCCGTTGTTAGAATTGGTTGTGGTCAATGGATAATTAATCCAAATGCATTCTCGAACTTGTTTTGATCTGATATTATTCTTTTTGGTAGGGAATTCTATTTTTGTCCATCCCTTGCTCTCAAATAACTCATACATCAATGGATGGTCATATCCAGATATCATTGCGTAACCTTTTATTTTATATAGAATGGTAGCCATTTCATGATATTGAGATTCTGAAAACTCAAACATATAATCATCTTTTGAACCTCGAGTTTCTAATAAATAAGGTGGATCCAAATAGAAAAATGTTTTGGGAGAATCCAATTTCAGGATAGCCTCTAAAGCATCCATTTTTATGATTTGAAAATTTGCACGGATTACTCTGGCTACTTCCAAAAGTTTGGGCAAAGCATTATTCCATTTAGAAACCGTTTCGCCAACTTGAGCGTGAAGTTTTGTTTTAGCCATGTGCCACGACTTATTTTCACGTTGAGCCCCTAATCCGTAATAGCTTTGACGAGCTCGCACATAAAATTTTCTTGCACGTTCCAGTTTGTCGCCAGCAATGGGCCAACACTGATTATAATTTTCTTCGGAGCAGGGCGACAATTCTAATTTTAGAATCAAATTTTCCGTGTCATCACGTAGTACTTCAAAAAAATCAGTAACACTACCATTTATTTCGTTTACGGTTTTAATACACTTGCCTTTATAATTTAGAGAAACAACCATTGAACCGCCAAACAAATCTGCCAGATGAGTAAAGTCATTAGGAAAATAGGCATACAAATGATTAAGCCAAGTGAACTTTCCACCGAAATAATTAAAAGCGATCAATTTGTTTTTGTTGCCAGACATAGTCGTGTTTTAACCTTTCGGCAATGGCGCTTATGCGCCAATTGCGTCTAGGGAGTTTACTGCTTTTGCAGACGGGTATTTTATTAGAGAAAGAGGAGGGACTCGAACCCCCAAACATTCCGCTTGCAACGGAAGACCTTAACCAATTCGGACACTCTTTCAGGTTGCACAGTATAAAATTTCGGTCTGATAAAAGTCCTGTGCTATCTCAACTTCTCAAAATTTCCACCGGTATCTAAAGAGAGCGAATCGTCTTCGGTTTCCATATAATCAAAGCATCAACTCTTTTGAGTTAAAAGGCCGAACTGGTCTCATTTTTGTTATGCGTTAAAAAACGCTTCTGGTTTATTCCAGATGGCTAGATACTAACCAGTACTACATCGTTGCGCTTGTGGAACTAACAGGATTCGAACCTGTGCGCATGGATTTTCAGTCCACTGCTCTACCAACTGAGCTATAGTTCCGTTTTGCTGAATTTTAAAATGACGTCCTTTTGAAACTCCGGCAGCGGTGTTTTCGATTCTTCGTGTTTATTCTTCTAAATCAAAAATTCTCTCAACAACTAGCCTAACATTGCATATACAAAGGAGTTCGTCAAAGCATTCGTTAATTTTTGCTTTTTCGGCATCAGTAAACAGCAATGAAAGCTTCAAAACTTCTTTTTGGCGTTCAATCTTTTTGATGTATTCCTCAAGGTCTATTTTAGTGGCTATTATTTTCATAAATTGTATTTTTTACAGATTTGAATAAAAGCCAGTTGCACTTCGAAAATGCGTTTTTCACCGCCAAATAATTCGCCATACAGTTTTCCGCCTAACTGCCATCTTCCTAAAACCAATTGAATTTCCAAATTTTTGGTTTCAAAGGTTCTTTTTTTAAAGAGTAGAAAAAAGGACATTAAACTTTGGGTATTATTTTGACTTTGGCGCATTCGTTTCCTACTCTATGAGTAAATTCTACATCTTTAATTTGGTGATGTTCTTCTGGCACAACATCATAATAATCATCCAATACAACTGTCATCATATTTTTTGGAAATGCGATTTGTTTTTCTATACATTCGTGTAAAAACTCTATTAATTCAGGTAAAACCATAACTATTGGATAATTTTATGTTCAATTAATTTTATGACCAATCCCGTTTTCGACAAAACATTGCATTTTTCGAAAAGGTGTTTTTTATGCGTATCAAGTGTGGACTGGCAAATACCAAGTTTATCGGCAATTTGCTTATCACACATATCCGAGGCGAGAAGCTTTACTATTTCGAGTTGTCTCGGAGTAAGCACTTCGCCGTCTATTTTTATTTTTTTACTTCGCCAGTTCAGGCACTGGCAATTGTCCGAGCAAATGAAATTGTCGGCTTCCTGCAAATTCCCATCTTTGCAAAAATCGGCGGCGCTGTCGGCGGCTCCATAAACACAAAAGGCATATTGCTCGATGGCTTCTTTTTGGTTTAAATGTTTCAAATCGGCAACGGCTCTATCGTCATTCAATAATCTTTCGAATATTTGGGCACGCATTTTCGGATTTATTTCGTCAAACGAAATCGTTTTGCCGTTCGAAACCGCATAGACTTTCTTTGTTTCCCGTTCGCTAAACAATTCTGTTGAAAAATCACCCGCCATCATACCCGCTGGTAATCGATGAATTAAATTTTGATTATTAATACTATTTGTTGTATGTTTGCTGTTCATATTATTAGATTTAGACAGTTAATAAAATGATTGCCCCAGAGTTTCCCGACTTTGGGGTTTTTTTATGCTTATTTTTCTTTGTAATTTTTGTATTGCTCTACGCTAAACTTGTGGAATTTCGTTTGGCTACCACGGCCTTGTTTTCCTTTGGTCGAAATGCGCAATGGGCAATCGGCTTTTTTGAAATCTTCCTTAATGGTTCTTACCGAATAGCCGCAATGCTCTGAAACTTGTGCGATCGTTGGCTCCTCGATCTCTGCCCAACTCTGGCGGTTCATCAAAAAATTGAAAACCTTTTCGGGAACAATAATCGCTCTATGACCTATGGGGATTTCGGTTGTTCTTAAGTCTATTACTTGCATAACTGATTTGGAGTTTTACGTTTAAGAAAAAAGGAGTGAGCTATCCATTCAAGGCGATACCAAATACCAAATGGAAATTTTGATTGATCTGGTTTAATTTTATTGTATCGCGATCGTAAATCCTCTAAAATTAGTTTTCGAAATTCCATTGGTGGAACACCGGAACTAAAAGCTTCAGTTTCCAATTCTTTTAAAGTGACTGGTTTATAATAGGCGTATTCGCCACTAATTATTTTTGCAGTCAATTCCTCCGGGTGGACAATGTGTTTGTCTAACAGGGTTTTAATTTTTTTTGAATTTTCCATTTGTTAAAACTTTAAAGTTTTACTGTAGGTGCTGTTTACTATTTTTCCGTTTTTAACGGTTCTGATTTCTACTTTTTTGGCAGTAAAACTCTTGTTTACGTGATGAACGATAATTGTTTTCATACTATTAATTTTAGACAGTTAAATTCATTATTAATCCAAATTCCCGTTTGGATTTTTGTTCCGATCAAGGATAATTATTTTTAAAAAACTCGTGGCTTTAAGTGTTCTTCTTTTGCTTGCTTACATACCTCAAACAAAGCGTCTTCTATGGCTTCATTGCTGAAACTACCGTTAAAAACGTGCTTAATTGTACTGTCTGAGTACGGTTTTCCTTCTTTTGAGAGCACTTTTTTTTCTTCCAAAATGGCTCTAACCCTTTTTACATAGCGAGTTCCCACCGCTTTTGTAAATTCTTTTCGTTGTTTTTTAGTTATCATAGTTATCTGCTATTTGTGTATGTAATAAAAAGTGTACCTTTAATTTAGTTATAGAACTTTTTTATAACAGCAAATATATAACTATTTTTATATTTTGATTTTAAAATATAACTTTTTTTATATTTATTTCAATTATTTTTTGCAAATGTCTAAAATAGAGAGAGTTAGGGAATTGTGTAAGTGGCTTATTTACAAAGGATTTGCCAGTAAAGAGAGCGAGTTGGCGGAAAAATTAGGTTATACAAAATCTTCTTTCTCTCAAATACTTGGCGAAAAAGTTCCCTTGTCTGATAAGTTCATAAATAAACTATGCTCCTTGGATGATTCTATTAATTTGGATTGGGTAAAAAATGAAGATGGTGAAATGCTAAAGGAAAATTTTGCTCAAGAACCAACGGTTGAACACAACCGAATAGATCCTGCAGGAAAACGACTGGCCGAATATGCCGAAGTGCAAGGGTTAAGTATTGCAGAGTTTGGGAAAAAATGTGGTATTGGTTATAACAACACAGCAAGTCATTTGAAAGGCAGCCTACCGATAGGAATGAGTGTTTTGCAAAAGATAAAAAAGGGTTTTCCTAATCTAAATACCGAATGGGTGTTGTTTGGCAATGGCGAGATGGAAATCAATAGCGGTTCTGTGAGCTCTCAAAATACTAAAGAAGTGGAACAATTACAGCAAATCAATAATTTGTTGTCCAGCACGATAAAAGACAAGGATAAAACGATAAGTACCCTCGAAAAGCAAATTATACTATTGGAAAAACTTCAGGAGGTGACTAAAACGGAAGAAAGTCCAATTAAAAGTAATGTGGGCAGGTAATATGCCTTTTGTGATATTTAAAAATTAAATTTATGGAATTAAAATGGTACAATAAAACTTGGGTAGTTGTTCTATGGTGTATTTTATTTTTCCCAGTTGGGCTTTATGCTTTGTGGAAAAACGCAATAATTTCTAAAGGATGGAAAATTGGGGTAACAGCAGCAATCGTCTTGGTAATAATTGGTAGTGCGGGAAATGGCAAAAATGCCCCAGAATTTGACCTGAAGAAAGAAAAAGAAACTCAATTGACTCATATAGCATTCTTTTCTGAAGAGGCTTTAAAGGCTGGCTTAAAAGACCCAGGCTCTTATGAAAATATTAGTAGCGATCATTCTTTTATGAATGACACTTTGTATAAAGTAGAGATAGTTTATACTGCTACAAATAGCTTTGGAGGCAGGATACAAAATAAATATCTAAAAACAGGTGTTTTGAAATATAATCCAAAAGATTCAACTTTCACAAACACAGTGAAATTCGAAAAGTCATTCTAGATGAAAAAATCAGATAAAAAAACAGATACCGAAGATCTGGAATTGAAATTAGAAATTTCAGACACTAACTCGGAACTGGTGGAAAAGCTAAATAAAATCATCGAAAAAGAACTGGAAAAAGATTAATTTCCTGCAAGTGTTCTGCAAATTATTTAAGTAAAAGCGTGTAAATGATTGTTTTTTATACGATTATAAGGTTATTTTGTTTACTTCTAAGCAGGCGGTCGAAGGTTCGAATCCTTCTGCCTTCACAAAAACCACTCAGTCGAGTGGTTTTTTTGTTTCTATTTTACATTCAAAAGACATGAATTACTTCTATG